TGTTGCGCATGAAGACCAAGAAGCTGCCCTCCACCCACGGATGCACGCCGACCAGATAGTCATTGCTGCCTTGGTTGGCGCGAAACGACTGCCAGAACGGATCGTAGAGATCGGGGTCCAAGACATCCGACAGCGCCACTTGGTCGCGGCCGTCTGGCAGAACCAAGCGCGAGTTGATATAGCTGGCCCAGCCGACCGATCTCATTCTCCGGTAGCTGGCACCCGCATCGGGAATACCAGCGGGTGATTTTACAAGGGGAGTGGTAATGTCGCCCGTCCAGTAGAGTGGAGGCTTTACTCGACGCGCCGTGCGACCATCGGCGTATGCCATTGATGGTGTTCCGGAGGGAACGGTGAAGGTGAAAGTGTCTGCGCTAGGTGCTGCCACGATGTCGTATTCGTGTCCATCAAAGGCAGCAACCGAGCCGCCCTCCAGCCGCACACGATGACCAGCCAAATATCCGTGCGCAGCCAGCGTAACGGTCGCCGTAGTGCCAGAGACCAAGATCCCGCCACTCAATCGCTTGCTTTCCCATCCAGAAACGGTCTGGCTGGCTTCTCGCAGCAAATACAGGCGATCGAAAGCCTGCACCATTGACACAGTGTCGGTAGGCTCAATCGTCTCGCCCGCCGGATACGGGATGGGCTTGAAATAATTTATGGCCTCAATCTCGCTGCCAGCTTCGTCAACAATCGGATCTCCGGTTTCATCGGTGACGATACTAAATTGCGGGCCGAAGCCAGCCTCGTAGTAAAGATACGCACCGTTGCTTGTTGCCAAGGCAATATACTCTGCGGCATTGGCGTTTGGCGATCGGTAGGCATAGCTGGCAAACACTCCGTCTTGGTAGCTATTCAAAAGCAGCGCCCCGTCTCCGTTAATCATTAACGTGAAGTCCAGATCGACAGGAATTGTCGGGTCGAAGCGGAACGGTGCGCTTAACGGAAAGTTGCTGGGCAACACATCATCTGCCAACCGCCGCGCCCCCTTGCGCGTCTTGGCCGTCCCGCGATCGAGACGCACATTCTCCGAGAGCTGCAACACGCCAGCAGGCAACGCCACCGGATTCATCCGGCTGGCAAAGCCGATGAACCCTGCGTCTCCGTCGTGGACTGTTGGGCTTTCGAGGGGCATTTAGTTAAGTATTTCCGGCCAAAATGCTATGATTTCCTCAACGCTGTCCGGCATTGGTGTTAGCGTAACGTCTCTAAGAAGTTGTTTTTGTTGAGCGGCCGCAGCGGCGGCCTCGGCGTTTCCAGTTTCCATTGCCTCCATCCACTGCGCGTCAAGCGCGGGAAACATCGTTGCCCGCTTTCCTCTCCACCTATTGCGTTGAATTTCTGCGGCTATTGCCAGCGCATTTTGGCTTTCCACCTCAATGCTTATATCGTTGCCATATTGTAATATCGTATTCATATATTGTAAAAACCAGCCACTCTTAAAACCGCCCCTGTTGCAATAGCTGTAGTTGTGTCGTATTTGACAATCTCTATTCTGCTGTTTCCAGAAGTCCACACGACTTCGCCGGCAAGAGAGTTGCCATTAATTAGGGTTTCACGACCGCAAACGCTGAATATTTCTGGAATAAACGCTCCCACCGGAGTCGGCGTTGTTACCCTCAAAACGCCAGCGCCAGTGCCGGCGTTTGTAATAGTAATAATCGTGCGGAAGTGAACTGTTGTTCCAACAATTTTATATGTGCCCGACGCCGTATATGAAGTAATGGCTCCACTCGTTGACGTAATAGTTGGCGTATAGCTTATCCAAGTGTCGGATCTTGCTTCTACTGGATCATTTGCCACAGCGGCGCCATTGCCATTGCTAAGCTGCGGTTGATCCGCTATCAGTATTTTGCTAGAGCCACCGACAGGCGCTGAAAACGCAACGTGCGAGGCGTTGCTTAAATTCCACAGCTCCACACGAACTTGGGACAGCGTAATAGTGTTGCTGCTGCCCGTTACTTTCACGGCGCTTTCTAGCGAATTTGTAATTCGGATATTTGTGAAATCTAAAAAGCAACCATCCGCTGGACACTCAATGCCATGTTTGTTTATTGAGTTATCGCCTAATGTGTAACCATTAGAAAACTGTGCCGAGGAATTGTCTCCGTCAACGTAGATTCCGGATTGGCCACTTTGGTCGATGCCGGTATTGCTAAACAGTGCTCTTGACGTAAAACCGTGGACGTTGGACCCCAAACGAATTCCGTGTTTCGCAAAAATAGAAAAAAAGTTTATGACTTTCGGATTGTCGCACCGAAACAAATTGAGAGCGATAAGGTTAGACCTTGTGTAAGCGTGAAGATTGCCGTCATCTTTCCAGAACGGCCAAAAATGAATGTTGCTTATTTGGCACACATCAAGACTGCGCTCTATTTCAATGCCCTTTTGAAACGGTTGCCCACGCAAATGATTGATATTTAGCCTGCCAATGCTCGCCATCTGGATGGCTTTGGTTGGGTTCAACAGCATCAAATTGTTTAGGCTTACATCCGTGCCATTAATCAAGATGTCCCAGTCGTTGGAATTAGGCGCCCATCCTGATGTTGGTGCTGGCTGGTTTCGCACCGTGCCAAACGATTGCAGCGTAACGCCATCGTGGCCGGTCGTGGTGACGCTGATGCCCACTCCTGCGTGATCGAAGTGAAACCATGTTCCGCGATAAGTAGTCGTTACATAATTAAATTCTGCGCCCTCGCCGCGCATATTTACAGACGTAGTAATCGTTAGCGGCGATGCAAGTCGGTAACGCCCTGCTGGCAAGTAGACAGAGACGGCACCAGCTTGGGCTGCGTTAATGGCCGCTTGAATCGCCGCCGTGTCATCTGCCGCGCCATCGCCAACCGCTCCGAAGTCTTTGACGTTGACCGTGCCATTGGCGCTGTTGACCAGCGGCGTAAGACCGGCGGCCAATTCGCTCGCCGTCGCCCGTTTGGTGATGCCGCCTTGATGGATGATGAGTTCGTCGGCGGCGTTGACGGTTGTGGCGTCGGTGAGTTGGGGAATTGTTTTGGCCATAGGATTAGAAGTTGGCAGTTAGCAGTTGGCAGTTGGCAGGGTTAGTTGAGGGCTGTCTTGAGCCGTGACTTAAAGCGGGCGGCGTCGGCGGGAGAGATGTCGTTCTTGCGATTGGGGGCGATCTGTTGGTGAGTCACGATGCGGGACATCGGGATGTGCCAGCGCTTCATGCGGGGCACGATGTATTGGATGGCGCTGTCCATGGCCGCTTCACCGAGCGGGTCTTCGTAGGTGTTGCCGTCCCATGCCACGCCGAGGCTGTAGCTGTTGCAGTCCGGAACGCCTTGCCATGAGCTGATACCTGCATGCCAGCAGCGCGCCGTGTCGTCGGCGAGGACGGTGCGGTTGCCGTTGCGGGCGATGATGACGTGGTAACTCACTTTGCTGGCTGGGTTCATGCACCAAGAGACGGAGCCGTTATAGCTGCCGCTCGTATGGTGCAACACGATCATGGTCGGGGTGATGGGTCTGCCGCTTTTGTTCGGGGTGTTGAGCCTGCGCTCGTCGTAGACCTTGCTCGCGGCGGGTGTGGAGACGGTTGTGGATTCTAATGGCAAGCTCGGCGAGGCTGGCGCTGGGCCAGTCGCGGACGGCTTTCCAAATAGTCTCTTGATCCACTTCCACATGGTTACTTCGCGTGGCCCTTGGGCGGCGGGTTGACGGTGACGGTGGCCTGTTGCTTAATGAAGTCATAGCCCACCGTTACGCACCCACCCGCAAGAGCAGCCCAGCTCGCGGCGAGGATCGCAACTGCAATGGCTTTTGTGGCGCGGACGCTCATGGAGTCAGAGGCGGGCGTTGTTGTCTTTGGCGACGATCAAGCCCCAACCGGCGAGCAGGCTCGCGGCGATAAGGCCGATGTCCGGCACTTGGCCGTTGGCCAGAAATTCGCGTCCGGCAGTGCTGAGTGATGCGATGATAGTGAGAACCCCCAAGAGGCTCGTTTTCCAGTTTCTCATTTCTTTAGTTCTTTCTGTTTCTTTCTGATGTCGTGCAGGACGCTTATGAGCGTGGCCAGTCCGACCAAAATTCCTATAATTAGTCCGCCTATACGGAGGGTTGCTTCCAAATGGGGCAGCATGCTGAACACTGAAGAGCCGATGGACGTGGCCGTGCCGATGACGCCTTTCTCGGTGGTGCTCATGTTGTGATGAAAATACGACAGGCTCATCGTCCGGCTCCTCACTATTTGCGGTAGGCGATGACCGTGCCGCTGTGCAGCTTGATGGCACTGAAGAAGCCGTCGAGGGTCGTGCCAGCCTTGATGACATGGGCGGTCGCTTCGGTTGCGTTGGCGGCTCCGGTGAGGTTTCCGGTCAAGGTGTGAAACTTCGTGTCAGTCATCACGTCGATGCTGGTGAAGTCGGCGTTGACTTGGGTTGTGTCGGCGATGCTGACGCTGCCGGACGTGCGGTTCGTGATGCGGGTATTCGGGTGCATAATTTAGTATTGGTTGACGCGGGCGGTCCATGTGGAGGGCTGCCCTTGTTGGAAATAGTATTTGTCGCGCTGGGAGATCAGCTCGGACTCGGCGAGTTGCTCCATGGCCAACGCTTTGTCGAGCTGGCCGTCTTCGGTGAGGAGATCCGAGGTCAGCATGAGCGCGACAGCTTTGGCGATGACGGCGGGCACTGTCGCAGTGAGGTTGCTTGCGCTGTATTCGGTCGGGCGGATGCGGAAGTTGACCCAGACGGTGGTTGGCAGGTCGGTGTCTTCGGGGAAGCGAATGGCATCTCCGAGGAGCGTATAGCCAATGGCGCGGGGAGCGGCGTGGGTTGCAGGGTTGTCTCTTAGGACACCAAAGACCTCTCCCATGGCGGTCTGTCCGCTCTGCTCGTAGTCGATGTAATAGCCGTTCGTAGCATCGCCCTGCACGGTGCGGCTTTCGACGCGCATAAGCTCAGGCCAATCTGCCCACTCCCAGCAGTCGGCGATGCGTTCGTTGGCGGCGGCGGTCATCATGGTCTTGGCGCCGGATGGGATGTTTTCAATCGCGCTTCCGTCATTGCCGCTGCGTTGCCACGCGCGGAGCAATATAGATTGTAAAGTTACAGTCCTCATTGTGCGCTTAGATCTGTGACTGCCTCAGCCGAAGCCTCCGCAAAGCTCGCCTGCGGCTGGCCGAAAGACTCCGCTGGTGCGGGTGTCGGGTTCATTATTCTTGGCCTCCTGTTTGAAGCACCCAAACACACCGATCCTCGTCTAAAACGTGGTCAGGGCTTGGTTGTGGAGGATAAAAGGCATCGCGCACGGGATCGTATACATATCCGATTCCCGCAAAGTTTTTGCGAAACGGCGTCCCGCCAAGCAAATGAGTGCCTTCAACCGTATTGTAGGACGTTTTTTTGTAGGCGTCCCCAGTTTTTGCCGACAACTCGTTCTCGTTGTCTTCATCGCGGCCCACAAGGACGCACTCGACAATGTTGTCTGCTCGTAGTTTTGCAAAGTGGGCCATATTTTTAGCTGAAGCTGACTGTTTCGCTGGTCGTAGACGTTGCCGTGACCGAGTAGTATTTATAGTTGCCAGTTGTTCCAGATGTGACGGTGCAACCGTTGGAGAAGGTTGCCGTAAAAGTGTTTGGGATACGAAGAATCACAATTCCAGAACCACCCGCCGCTCCGTTGACGTTTGTGCTCCACGCACCACCACCACCACCACCGCCTGTATTTGCGCTGCCTGCGGTTGCTGCTTGGTTGTTTGCCGCCGCATTTCCGCCGCCGCCAGAACCGCCGAGTCCAAATTTGTTGTCTGCTGCGTTTGAGTTAGTGCTTCCGCCGCCACCGCCAGCGCGAGTTACCGACGAACCCGTGATTGAAGAAGCAACGCCCGTGCCGCCTGCTCCTCCGGTTTCGCTTGCACCGCCCTGAGATCCAGCCGCCCCAGCGCCGCCGCCGCCAGATGCACCCACAGAAGATGTGCCTGTGCCAAAACCGCCGTTATAGCCTTGTGCATAAATGCCAGAACCTTCGCCAACATTCGTATCTTTTCCTGTTCCGCCGCCGCTCCCTCCATTAGATGCTGCGGGAAAAGACTTGCCGCTTCCAATGCCGCCGCCTTCAGAAGCTATGGTTGCAAACCGCGACCTGTTGCCGCCGCGAAGCGCCGATACGCTTCCTCCCGCGCCGCCAGCGCCAACGATCACAGCGTAGTTTGTTGCTTTTTTCGCCTTAAAAGTAGCTTCGGCAGAAAGTCCACCTCCAGTGTTTTCGCCAGAAACAGAACTGCGGTATCCTCCTGCGCCGCCACCACCACCGCCACGACTTGCTTCGCCACCACCACCAGCGCCACCTCCACCGACAATTACATATTCAACTTCTAAGTCGTATGACGGCTGCAAAAGAGAATTGCTTTGCAAACTAAATACGCCAGCAGGAGCGCCGTTGTTTTGCACAACACGTTTGCCAAAAGCAGAACCGTTCCAGCGCAGTCCCATTAGCCAATTTCCTCGTAACTGACCACCACCTCAAGGTCGCTGGCGACTGCCGCCGTTGCGCCGAGCGACGAATCCTCGCGCAGATAGAGCGGGGCGTCTTTGCTCACCACGACAACCGTGGCATCGGCTGGAACGCTGACGGTGGAGGCGATTTTGAAGGCCGTTCCTCCGATATCGTCTTGCGTATAGTAGGCGACCGTCACATCGCAGGCATTGGTGCCGTCCACGTTGGCGACATAGACGGAGTTCACCTTCATCAGTTTACCCGACGAGGCGGCGTTGTTGAGGATGGCTGTGGCGTTGGTTGAAGAGAGCGCCGTGCCTGCGGTGTAGCCCGTTATGTTTTTGGTTGCATCGTTGATGTTGGGAGTTGCCATAGTTTTGGTCTTTCTAAATTAGTTGAGGACGAAGCCGACCGCGATGGACTGCATGATGGAGGAGCCGCTTCCGCCCGTTGCCGACAGCTCCCCCGCCGAAAGACTCAAGCCCGATCCGATTTGGATCTCCTCGATGGCTCCTGTGCTCGCGGTTGTCCTTCCGAGGATGCGGGCGGTGGCTTGGGTTAGGCCGCTGGTGGTGATGGAGCCGCTGGCGGCGAAGGCTGTGGTATCTTCTACGGCGGCGTCTCCGAGGCCGAGGTTGTCGCGGGTGGTGGCGGCGTTGGTGGCGGCGTTGTCGCCTCCGAAAGCTATGGGAACCGCAAATGACGCATCTGAGTCTGAAACTGTTATAGTTTCGGTTAGATTATTGACCAAGCGATGAACGCCATCGTCAAATTGTAGCTGGGTGTTTTCCGAGGCATCAGCAAAGGCCGAGCAAGTTACCACATCTGTTGTGACTTTATTGAACGTCACATCGTCCGCTTCATTCAACGACTGATCAAAAAGCTCATCCGCGCCATCGGGGAGGTGGCTCGCGGCGTGTGAAGCTGCGGCTGCGCCGAGGTTGGTGAGGGTTGCCGAACCTGTATCTCCATAAAATGTGATCCCCTCATCGCCGCTGAATGTCATGCGGTTTGGTGTTACCCCCGCGACTTCAAACGTGCCAAGATAAGCGTCTGTTGCTGTTACTGAATTAAATTGCGGATCGCTGTCAGTATTTAAGTCCTGATCAAACACAGGATCACTTCCCCCTGCGGCGTGACTTGCGGCATGAAGATTCGGGTCGCGGTCATCCGAAAGCCGCACATCATCACCAGCGCAAAAGCTCCCTGCCGCCGTGCCGAAAGAACCCGCCTCGATGACGCCGTTGGTGCCTGTTTTGAGCGGGAGGTTGGCGGTGGTGCCGATGGCCCCCGCGTTCGTGAGGTTGCCGTGGGTGTGGGAGGTCGGTGTGCGAGAGTCGCCCGCGTCGTCCAATGTGATGTTTTTGTTTGGGACGGTAATTACGCGGGTTTGGTTTGCGCCGACTTGGGCGCCGACATCGAACTTGGCCGCTTTGGTCGGGTCGGTGTTGTCGAAGATCAAGAACGCATCGTCCGACATGACATCGTGGAAACTGGTG